TTGTTTAAATTAGGCATAAACTCTTTTTCAACAATTAATATAAACGTATGGTAGAAAAAGTGCCCATCTTCTGAAGTAAAAAGTTCTATAGGAATAATTTTCTCTATGTTAAGCATTATTCCTAGTTCTTCTATTATTTCTCGCTCCAACCCTCTAACAATAGTTTCGCTTTCCTCTACCTTGCCACCCGGAAAACCCCACTTGTGCTTATATTTAGAATCGTCTCTGAGAAGGAATAAAAACCGTTTTGTACTACGGCAATAGAAAATGCCGCCAGCACCTGTAACTTTTTTCATATTAATACTTATTGCTTATAGACTAGGGCAATAATAAAATGGACCACAAGCCTGCGGTGTATTCACCTTCATATGACTTGACCCATTCGGCTGTGTTTGTAGGAATATCCTCGTCAATAGCACCTGTCCATTTATACTGAATGCCTGTTTTAGTATTTGTTACATAGTGTATGCCTTTGTTAGCACTAGCATCAAAACTTACAACCCAGTTTGTACCATCGTATTGAATAATATCAAACTTGCTTGCTACTAAATCGGCTGCACCTTTCCAACCATCAGCACCGTCTGTATTAGCAGTCTCACCAATATCTTCTAATATTAAATAACGCTGACCTGTGGTTGCGGCAGGTAATCCACCACCAGGAACGTTTTTAAGAGGATTAATAATTGCGTTAATGGCAGTTTGTGTGTTTGCTGGAATAGTATCAGTATCTACTGTAAACTTTAGAGTGTAATCGTCGTCTGGATCATATTCAACCGTACCAACAACCTCACTATAATCATCAACGCCGCCTGTTGTATTTTGAAAGTTAGTTAAAAGTTTAACTTGGCTAACACCTTCTTTTAATTCTCCAAACTGTGCAATAACTTTTTTCCATGGAATATCAACTCCGTATTTTACAGGAATATGATCAAACGTAACATCTTCTTTTGTATCACCACTAATAGGCTCGCCAACACTTAATGCTTTAAGTTCGCCGTTTATTAGCAATACTCCATAATTTAGTGGTGTAAAGTATTGTCTAGTGCCCATCAGTTTTGTTTCATCTAGTACACTATCTGCTAGGTTGCCACTACCATCAAATATACCCATAACAACCTTGGAAATAACACCAAGACGTTTGATAATAGCAGGAGGATTAATCCACACAGGAATTTCAAATGTTAGCGTAGCAATGTCAATTTGATCTTCAGTGCCTACAGGAACTGTTCTATTACTAAATGATATATCAGTAAGTTCTACGTAAGAGATTGATGTCCAATCAACATAGTTATCTGTTGTTTGAATTTCTAATGAAGGATTGAACATATAAAATAATTGTTCAGTAAGTTGTAACTTTTGTTCCATGTTACTAGTCCATATATCAGCATTTACTGTTAGTTTATATGGACTTGGCATATTACGTTCAATCGTATAACTGTCACCAGGTCCTGCTGTATATTTCCCGGTGTCTTTATCATAAAATCTTTCTTTAATATGAACCTTGTCAATATGTGACGGAGCCATTATTCTATCACGATCATACTGTACGCCTGTAATATAGCAAGATACTCTAGGAACAGACTGTAAAGCATTTTCACTATTTTTGCGAACAATGCTTGCTACTTGACGAGAAATGTCACCATACGTAACAGGAACTCTAATTAATGCTTTATCGCCGTTAGAGTTTTGTCCAGTCTCAACGTAAAAATGAGATAAGAGACGAATGAATTGGGCCATGTATCGTCTTATTTGCCCGTCGTAAAAAAAGTCCATTATTCTTCATCCTCTCTTGCACGTAGTACATTAGATAAACTTTGACGCGAATCTACTTTACTACCGTCTGCTAATGTAATAGAAGTTTTGTCATTAAATGTTTTAGTTCTATATGTGTAACGATCTGTGTAGTTAGTAATTTGCATACGTACATTATCTTCAACATATACCCATTTCTTACCGTTAAAAATATACAATCTGTTAGGCATATAATCCACACGTAATACGTATTCTCCTTTAACAGGAGTAGCAGGGAAACTTGTTAAAGGTGTTGCCGGCGCTCCGTTTGGTGGTACACCATCACCTGCTAAGTAATGACTAATCTTTTCTTCAGGCAGGCCATAAAATACGTCAGCACTTTCTTTTTCGACGTCACTACTTAGCGAGCTATCGTCTGCTGTGACAAGTAAAATAGATCCATCTTCTTCAGAAGGAGCAATCCAAAAACGTGTTGTATCGTAACCGCTTCTGCCATCTGCTACATCTTGCAAATAAGGTGCCATTGCTTCTGCTTGTTGTACTATAGCATCGTTAATTTCTAAGTTCTTACTGTAATCGCTTAGAATGTTCTTTAGTGTATCATCTTCACCATCAATGCCTGAGGTAATGTCACCAATAATATCTCTGTACTCTTGTGCGTCAACAAGTGGTGTACACTTTACACGCCACAAATGCGGATACCATGTTTGACTAAAGCCTTCGGATGCTCTGTTGCCATCCTGTACTACATAATATCGTTTTAAACTTTCATAAACTTTATCTGTTTCACCGTCCTCTAAAGCATAGTCATCCTTTAAGTGTGGCAACTCAATAACATCACCACTAATTAACTTTCTGCCCAAAATATCAACCATATCATTTAAATGGAAAGTAATGAATATAGTATCATTTTGTAAGAACAAACCAAACTGTGACAAATCAAAGTCAACATCCTGTACATTATAGATGCCCTTCATAAAAGTAACATCTTTATCATACTTGCGATCTCTGTTTTCCATAAACAGTAAATCTTGTATGTTAGATACGGATTGGTTTTCGTATAATGGTTGATCGGCTTTATTTGTGTTACCTTGGCTTACAGGGCCCAAATATTTGTGAATGTTTATACCCGTGCCACCTATAACGAACATTTCACGGATTCTGTTATCCATGAACTTAAAATCGTTACCTTTGGTTGGTTTCCACAGCGATAATCTTGGCATTATAAAAAACTCTTATTAATCAAACACTTACGCAGTGTATTTTATTGACTTTTTTCGGATTTGTCTATATAATACTATTTAGCACTATAAATCTATTATATGGAGTAAAACTGTGGCTGCTAAAAAGAAAGTTAAAAAAGTATCGAAAAAACTTGACGGGGCGTTTGGAGAGCCCAAATGGGACGATTTACAGTTTACCGCTGACCAGTTATTGGACTTGGATGACAGCGTTAGAACTGAAATTAACTTGCGTATCACGCAGGGACTTAACTTCTACAACTATCACAACACATCTAAAGACAGTAAGCAACCGCTTATTGAATGGATGAAGTCTCAAAAGGTTGTTGATAAAGCGGCGATTGAAGCAATTCGCGGAGCACCAGACTATCAGATTGGTATTACTGCTGGCTCTGTTGCTCGTATGCTACTTAAAGGCGCTCCTCCAATGGACAACCTTGTCGCTGGACTTAAAAAGCGAATACGTGAGATTATGGAGTCCATTGAGAACCCACAAGGCTGGGGCGAAGGTAGTGTTAATGATGACTCAAAAACACAAGAGAAACCAAAGACAGCACAAGTTATCTCTATTCAAGATCGTATGGTAGAGAAAACAAACAACTTTGTTGGTGAGTACGTTGAGAGTGCTATTGACGATATGATTGCCAATGGTTTCAAGTCGGACTTCAAACTATCCACGTTGCTACAGACACACGGTATATCCGGAAAAGCGGCGGGACTTATTCCAAAGATGTTTGAAAGTGATATTGCTGATCTCACGGCAATAGTTAATGGTGTGGATAAAGAGGACGAATACGAAGCACAACTGCTAGAAGGATATGCATACACAAAAGCAGAAATAAAGAAGTTACTTGCTTTTTATACTGCTATTGTTGCGGACGCAGAGCATCATGCTAACCTGCAAAAAGCAACTCGTAAGGTGCGTAAGAAGAAAGCACCGAGCAAAGAGAAGTTGGTTACTAAGATCAAATACAAACTACAGGATGAGAAACTAAAACTAGTTTCCGTAGATCCAAAAGACATACTTGGTGCTAACGAATTGTGGGTTTATAACACAAAGAATCGCAAACTTGGCAAGTATGTTGCCTCTAACATTGATCCAAAGGGTATGGCTAGAGATGGTACAGGACTAAGCATTAAAGGCACTACTATCATAGGCTTTGATGAGAAGTTGAGCATACAAAAGACTTTGCGTAAGCCAGAGGACTCACTTAAAGAGTTTAAGAGTGCTGGCAAGGTTGCGTTGCGTAAGTTCATGGACGAATTAACCACTACAGACACAAAACTTAATGGGAGGGTAAACTCTGATACTATATTACTTAAGGTAATCTAATAAATACATACATGGCAACAAAAGAATTAACCAAGTTAAAAAATGCGTTATTCACAAATGTTAGATTACGTTTAGGTGAGAGAATCGTTGATGTTGAATTAGACAACGAGCATTTGGAAGTAGCATTAGAAAATGCTGTTAACAGATATCGCCAAATGAGTGCTAATAGTGTTGAAGAGTCATATGGCTTTTTAACATTAGAGAAAAACAAACAAGAGTACTTTTTAGACGACAATATTTTAGAAGTTAGACAAATATTTAGAAGAACTATTGGTAGCACTAGTGGCGAAGGTGCTTCAAACTTTGAACCGTTTGAGGCAGGTTACATGAATATGTATATGCTACAAGCAGGCAGAGTAGGTGGTTTGGCAACATACGAACTATTTGCCGGCTACCAGGAAACTGCCGCAAGAATGTTTGGTGGATTTTTAAACTATACGTGGGATCCAGTAACTAAAAAACTTACACTTATTCGTAAGATTGATGGTGAGAGTGAAAGCGTATTACTTTGGTTATACAACCAAAAGCCACTTGAAAACTTAATCCAACATCACATGACAAAGAAATGGGTGGAAGATTATACACTTGCAATGTGCAAGCAAATACTAGGCGAAGCACGTTCCAAGTTTGCTACACTTGCTGGACCACAAGGTGGTACAACAATGAACGGTAGCGAATTAAAAGCAGAAGGACAGCAAGAAATGGCTGACCTAGCAACACAGTTACAAAACTTTGAAGATGGTGGCACACCGCTATCATTTGTCATTGGTTAATATTACACAGGAGAGACACAGATGGACACCGTGATTTTTATCATGGTAGTAGTCGCACTCGTAGCGGCAACACTTTACATACACAATAAAACACACTAACGTTTATATATGATCATCGGATTAGTAGGCTTTAAGGGCTGTGGTAAGGACACAGTCGCAAATTATCTTATTGAAAACAGCGGCGAGGCATGGACTAGGGAAAGTTTTGCTAGTTCATTAAAAGACTCGCTTGCATCTGTATTCCAATGGGATCGTGCTATGCTAGAAGGCGATACTGAGGAAAGCAGAGAATGGCGTGAAACAGTAGATGAATGGTGGGCAAATAAACTAGATATGCCCGACTTTACTCCACGCATTGCTTTACAAGTGTGCGGTACAGACTTGTGGCGTAGTAAGTTTCACGATGACATATGGCTGTTAAGTTTGGAAAGGAAACTAACTACTGCTAAACACAACGTTATTATTACAGA